ATTTGTTGGACCTCTTCGCATAGTATTTGTTTGGGAAACTTCATTCATAACCCTTTCTTTCATTTGAGTTAATATTGCTATGCCAGCTCTTGTTGCACCAACAGCTGAAGCAACACGGGTACCAAGACCATAAAAACTAGCAGGCTGAACAGGTCCAGGTCTAAATATCGACATTTTTATTAGTCAAACTAAGAATGCGGAGCGCGTCTAACAAATCTTCTTTCGTAAGTCTTCCTCGAATGAAGAGACAGGTTACGACGGATAAAATTGCGAACATAAGAACGGTTCGCAACAGGGGAGCGGCGGCTATATCTAGTAATGACTGAAGCTTTTCCGAAACCATACATTTTTTTTAGTTAAAATGAGTTATATTAAATCGTCTTAACAAGGCTGATTTGGTTTCTTCATCAAGATCAGGATACCATTCACGCGGATCTAAATTTGAAGTGAACCAAAGCTTTTCGCACACGAGAGGTCTAGAACTACCTTTGATTTCCACTCGGACTGGGTAACGATCACACCATCGCAGTAAGTGTGATACATCAATCCCTCCTCGAAATTCATCAATAACAACATGTCGTTGACTCTGGTAGCCGTCCCAGAACTTGGATCGTGGACACTTAGAGTAAGCGTCCAAACCGGCTTCATCCCAGGCGCGCCTAGATTTTCCAGTACCGGTTGTTCCCCAAAATACGAAAACTGTGCGTTCAATCGGCGGAACCGACGCATAGTCACTCGCAATTGCGCGTATGGTGCGGTAACTAACCACACGGACTTGCGCTGGGATTGCGAGAAGATCACCGGACTGGGCGGCTGTCCATACTGACTCCCAGTCGGTTTTTGAGTTACGACGAATGGGTTTGGTTCCCCATTCCCAGGGTCCATCGACTCGTGTGTCCTCTTTGCAGACGTAGTCGTTCGCCAATTCGGATCGCGAGAGCTCGGCGTGTACTGCGGATCCAAGTACCTTTCGAACACCGGCGAGAGATTTCTTACCGGAAAAGGCGACCACGAACTGCCAATGCAGGTATCCGCCAGCGCTTCCAACCTCCTTCTGCCCACGGACCCACACAACATCGGCGGGCAGTTCTCCACACCGGAGTAGGAGCAGATCAGGCACCGATGAGCATGAGAGGGTACACAACCAAAAGATCCCTTGTCGGCGCATGGGGAATTAGCCATCGTTTTTGGGTTTTTTTAGGGGGGGATTCGCGTCTTATATAGGGGGTGTGGCGTTTTTGAAAAAATGTGACAAGCCGGCTCGCCGGCGCAATTCATCCGCGGGCGGGCGGGCGGGCGGTCTAAGCCACACTGAGAACCAAAGTGAGAACCGAGAACGGCGTCTAGTAGGGTAATACTAGAAATGATTCTCATTTCTTGGGGTCCCTACTAGACAGCCATTCCGCACCTAAATTGTCGCACATGGGGAAAAAACCGTAGACTGGAGCGAGGGTCTAGGTTTGTTGGGTTTATACGTGGCGAAATCTCTGCCTCAACCCCAGGTTGGGGCGGCCACCCCGCAAGCGGGGACCTCGGCCTGCCCAAACCCGGGGCAAAGGCGAGATCGCTTGTTTCGAGTCAATAATAGTATTTTATTAAGAGTCAGTAAAATACAAACAACCATTCATTGTAACAGTACCCGCATTTTCTGGTGGATCAGCATTGCTCGAAACCCAATCACCAATAACAATAACATATAAGTTTTTAGTTTTTCCATAAGTTGCAATAGATGGTTCTTGATACTTAAATGATTGATTTAATGGAATATTCAACCGACAAGTCATACCATCTTCATAAGCATTAATATTAGAATTAATTTCCAACAAATTATCATAAAGAACAGTAACAGATTTAGGATTGACAATAGAATGTACATTGCCAACACCCGTCCCAATAAAAACTTGGGAAGCACCTAAACCAGCACTTGAAAAATTAGTAGACGGATTAAACTCCTCCCCTGACCAAATAACAAGTACTCTCAACTGATAAAAAGCTGCTTCAGTATCTGTATTCCATCGTATGTTCGCCTCAAGGTTTTTCAAATAAATCACATCTCCAACACGAGCACCATCAGTAGAACCATTAATGACTTGAGCAGTTGCATTTAAAGTAAACAAAGTGCCAGAAGTCAATGGTGGACAAGTAGAAAAAAGAAATTTTTGTTTTTTTTCTTGTTGCTGAGCAATCATCTTCTTAACAACAGCAACAGTAGCTAACTTTGCTTTCGCTGGTTTCTTACCAATCTTTCTTCGTTTAGTTGTCATACCATTTGTTGGACCTCTTCGCATAGTATTTGTTTGGGAAACTTCATTCATAACCCTTTCTTTCATTTGAGTTAATATTGCTATGCCAGCTCTTGTTGCACCAACAGCTGAAGCAACACGGGTA